ATGGTACTGTCTCTAGCATCAACCACATAAGTTTCTGGGGTAACGAAGTCTCGCACAGGCAACAATTCAATTGCTGTGCCAACACCTGCCACATAAAATTCATTGTTGGCAATGGCCACCGCAGTGAATCCTACCACAGTAGCAGTACTCAATTCAAATGTTGCACCGTCGGCCACTGTGGCTATTGAGAATTGAATGCCATTGGCTGCTAAAGATTTGATATAATAACTTTGGCCAGCAACAATGCCACCAGCGGTGGTGCCTGAAAACACAATCTCTTCACCTTCATACAATCCGTCAGTTGAACTGCATGTGATGTAATTGCTGCCAGCCTGTGTGGCTGTGCAAGTAAATGTAATGGTGCCTGAACCGTAACTAACTGGCAGTACATCACCAGTGAAGCGTACTTTGAGTCCGTTGGTAAAGGCCACACCATTCGGGCTGGTATAGGTTTTTTGTCCAATAATTTGATCAACAAAAATTGTACTGGTTTCTGTTTGATCAAGTAGACGAATTTTACCAAAAATTTCTGGATCAGTTCCATCCTGATAGTACAGTTCATTGAACAGTGCTGTCAACAAAGGTATGCGTTGGAAGTAGCCAACAGCGTTTTTATACCAACTAGTGTTGCTGTATGTGTTACCATAACTGATGGTAAATTTTTCATTAATGTCAACATCAGCAACTTTTGCCAGGCTAATATATTCCACACCATTGCGATTTACTATACTGATTTGCCATACTTGATAACGGTCCGCTAACGGTACTTGAGTAGACTGATCAAAGTTAATAGAATCATAACTACCAATTTGCCCGTTGAATGAGTCTAGTCTAGGCAATGGATCATAGAATGTGGTCTCAATCCAGCCTCCGTCCTCAGCATCAACAATGTTGTTTGTAAACACCAGTGTTCGACTATCTAAATATGTAGTGCCGTCAATTCCGCCATAGGTCGCAATAAACTGTTCCAATGGCTGGTTGTTGATTTGATTGAATTTTAATTCTGTCAACAAATCAACTGGTCCTACATCAGTGAGGTTATAATAAAATTCTTGTGCTGTTTTTTGTGGTACATCAAATGTTACTATGCCTAGATCTTCGCCATTGTTGGTAACACCATACACATCACGATTACTAATGTTAGGAGTCGTAGGCACAACCCCTGCTATTCCAGGTGAAGTTTGAATCCAAAAACCTGGACCAGTGCCAGGTGTGCCGTCAACAACATTGATAGTACCACGTAAGTTGGTTTGATTTTCGCTGACGTAATACAATGTGTCAGGAGCATCTTGTGGCACAGTAAATGTCACAAGACCAAAACTACTGCCGTTTCGCAACACACCTGAGTTATATGCATCGCCGGTGCCCAGACTCAGTGCAGTTTTGATCCAAAAAGGATACACTCCATTGAGTGTGATGTTGAAAACATAAGTGTTACCACGTGCCAGAGTCAGTGTTGGGTTTGCTTGAAAATCAATCAGATATGAGGCAGTACCGTTGTTGGTCACACGGTAGTTTACTGTCTCTTTATTGTTTTGTGCCACTTGGAATGTGTAACTACCGCCTCGAACTACATCGATTGTGGGATTATTACCGGATAGTCCTGAGAACGTGTAAACGCCATTTTCTCTTGTGACCACAAAATTATCATTGGTGGGAATGCCAAGTGATCGCACATCCACTGTTTCTGGTCCACTGGGCAACCAGAAGTACTGACTGAAATTGATGAAAGCATCGTAATCAACAAATGGATCCCAGGTATAGTATTCACTGTTGTACAGTTGATCAGCACGTGCCTGATCACCACCTTGGAATCCAATGGCATCATTCATACCAGGATACGTTATGACATTCTTGATTGTTTGAGTGTCGGGCTCAAGACTGATCACTCCTGGTTCAAGTTGATAGTCTTGTCTGGCAATATCTGGTTCAACAACATAACTGTCATTGGGGTTGACACCTGGTCCCACAGTGCGTCCAATAAAACCTTGTGTCTTTTTAAATTTTGGCTCTTGTACCATTTGGTCAAGAGTGGCTGCCAAGAATTGTTTGTTGACCGGAGTTCTAAAAATTTCTGGTAAAAAATCAACTGATCTAGTTCGTGCCATTAAATTACTCCGCTGCCTGGTGCAGTACGCAAGTTGGTACTGGTCAATGCTTCAATTACATCAATGTTGTCAATGGTAGCACCATTGGCAAAAATTTCGTTTGGCTGACTGCGAATTTCATACAGGTCGCCAAAACTCTTTTGTTGGTCCAAGGGAACTAACACCACAGAACTAATGATTGTGCCCAGTTGGCGGTGCAAATACGCTGCCAACTCTGAGAAATAGAAAGTATCGCCAAAACTCCATTTGTCAATACTGAAATATGCATTCATCTCAGCCAATACTGAACTTTTGATCTCGCTGGTACTGGCAGTGCTATTCTGCGCACGTATGACTTTGATTGTGGCTCGCAATTCTTGTGCGGCCTTGGGACCAAACAGTGGTTTAAATATCACTGAGTTGACCACAATATTGTCCGAAATCATTTTGTAATCTTGCAGTGCTTGATAATCGGTTGACAATTGGTCAATGGTAGGCAATGCTGGCTCTGTCACAGTACCAGTGGTATCTCTCAACCAATTTTGATATGAAGTGTAATACGCCAATGTAACCACATACAAGTCAATGATATTAGTAGAGCCAGGGTCAATACGATTGGTCAATGGTGAATTGTGACGGTATTGGAAATACAAACTTTGTCTGCCTGTTTTGGCAATCCAACCACTGACACTGATAATAGTACGTACACCAGTAACGGTGATACTAAGTTGGTAAAATGCATTTTCTTCGTAGGCGTAAAATATTTGTCCTGGAGTCCACTCAGTTTTTGCTAGTTCAATTTCATCCAATGTACCATAATCATATATCACAATGCCTTCTTCTACCAACAGGTAACGTTGCAAGTTGTCAAAGTCCACTGTTTGTTGCAGGAACACATAAGGTCCAGCGGTGGTAGCAGGTCCTACAATTTCATCAAAAAAATCAGGATTGTCAGGCACACCGTCATTGTCTGAGTCACGATAGCTCACCAGCACTTGGAAGTCGTCTACATAACCATCGCTTTCCACAGGTTGGCCAATTATGGTGGTGTAGATATCGCCAGGAAGAGGTTCTGTTGAGTCAGGCTTGGTGTTTACCGCCAACACATTGATAAAGTCTTTGATGATTGTGCCTGTGCGACTGTCGTATACCAGTTGATCTTCATAGAAGAAGAAACGTGTTTGTAACACTGATCCAAAGTTATAACTCAGCCCACGGAATGTGATTGTGTAGTTTTGATTTTGTACAACAAATTGCACCAGCCAACTGGCGTCAAGGTTGGCACCAGATGTATTGCCAGCATATTGCTGGCTCCATGGTGCAGGATTACTTTGCGAATAATCGTCAAGATTGGTACTGGTAATAAGGTACCAAGTGTAAGGGGTTCCGGTGATATCACCGTTGCTGTCATAACCTAGACCAAAGTTGCGATACAACAAGATCTGTTCGGCCATTTGTTGTTCAATAGCGTTGGGAATATCTGTAACAAACAGTGGAATAATAGTGTCTACAATGGCACCAGATGGCACAAAATTGTTGATAGTAACTGGTCCAGCACCTGAGCTTAAATTGCCCAAGCCACCGTTGTAACCATCGCCCACAATTTGTTGTGGGCTGGCCCAGATTTCTACTCTCTCGTCGGCTTTTGTTGGGGTGCCTTGCACCAGTCTGTTGTTGCGGTCAAAATAGTAACCAGTGGGCGGCACAAACTTGATCAGACTACCAGGTATCACATACTTGAACATGGTGGTAGTGGTATCGCCTACAGGGATAGGTGTGCCATCAGGCCATGTAGCACTGGTAGTTGTGTTTCTAAAGTAACCAGTGGTTTCGTTGGCCAATGTGGTGCTTTGATTCCAAGTGTAACCACTCAACCATGTTACTCCTGTTGGTTGTGTAGTAGATGTAATACGAGGAAAGTTTGAATAGTAAAATTGTCGTACAGTTTCACCATCAATGTTGGGTTGTACTTGATTGGTAATAATGTCTGCAATTTCGTTACGATTGGTATAAGAAAACAAAATAGTAGGCAATATATTTTGTCTCCATATGCCACCATCACTGGAGAATGTGTTGGTTGAACTGTACTTGCCAGTGTTGTCCACAAGATCAAGATAACGGCTAGTACCAATGCTGGCACGGTTCAACGCCTTGCTCTTGATAATACTGTTGTATTGTGTGTAAGGGAACAGATTGTAGTCTTCACCATTGACCATGCGGTTCTGTGTGTAGTAACGAGCAGGAGCACGTTGTTTGATTTCGCCAATGGGCTCACGTGCCTGACTGTTTGATACAGGACGTGTGATACCACAAGTAAATGTAATAGTTTGTAAATTGCCATTGCGGTCAGTGTAACTGATGGGTAGCACAACGTTTTGCATTTCTTCTGGGTTGATAATATATTGCAACCCGTTTGATGCACGAACATAAGCGCGAAATATGCCTACAGGAATTTCTGAAAACACACCATCGCCAAACACCATGGTGATCTGATCATTGGCTCTACTGGTTACACTGTAGATAGGCTGTAAAATATTGTTTCGTTGTTCGGCTGCTGTGTAAACGTTTTCAACGTACTGCCACTCACGACTGATATTGCCAATGTTGTCCAGTTGAAACAACCAACGATCGTCATTGTTTACACCTTCAACATTGATGTCTACTGTGCGGTTGGCAATGCGTTCGGCCAAGTTAAAATCTTGATTTTGCAAAATGCCTTGTTTGAAATAGAAAAAGTAGCCGGTGTTGGCTGATTGAAATCCCAGCTGATCGTTTCTGAACAGCATGTTGAACACTGTGTTGGGCACTGGAGCAGGTTCGTACACATAGTCTCTGCCCACTGAAGTAGAAGTTGTGGCTTCAAATGGCATGTTGACACCATCCACTGTGGCAGTGTAAGGAATCACTGGTAAAAATCCTGACACTAAATTGATGCCATATTCAGCAGTGTCCACGCCTAGTATAGTTTGACGATTGCTTGGGCGGCCTATTTTTTGACTATCAACCAGACTGGCATTGATAATAGCTGTGAACTGTTCTTGCCAGTCTGGGTTGGTTGGGTCAGCCCAGTTAATTGTAACATTGCTCAGGTTTACACCATTGTAGTCCACAACATTTTCAGTTGTGGTAACGTTGAATACTTTGAGAAAACCTTCTGCCGCAGTGTTGCGTTTGGCTGTGTAACTCACAAGGTTTGCTAGTCGTACTACTGAATCTCTGCGTTCAGCAGTGTCTATGTAGTTTTCGCGAGTGTTTAAGTCTGTACGAAATGCCAGTGCCTGCCCCATAAACGCCATGACGTCCAGCAAGGCAATAAATTCTGATGATTCAATGTAGTCATTGAATGTTTCGGGGTAATACAAACGCAAATAGTCGATGAAACTTTTGCGAAGAGTTTCAAAGTCATAACTTTGAAAGTCGGCTTCGCGATAAGTTTGGTAGACTTGTTTCCAATCTTCTACACCAAATATTGCTGTTTGTCTTGTGGTTGTTGCCATTTTTCGTATCGTCCGTGCTTTATTTATTAATAATAAAAACGGCGTAGTTATACGTAACTGGCATTACGTGTTTGTTCGTCGAAGAATATGCTGAGAATTTCAGCGTTAGTGGTGTTAATAACCGTGATCTGAAGTTGTATCAGTATGCCATTTTCCTGGGGGAACATCTGTATGTCATTTATGGTGAATCTAGGATCCCCGCCTGCCACACGTTGTACTTCAGCACGTAGTTGCTGTGACAGTTGTTCGACTTGATTCTCAAACACAAAGTCCCATAGTGCAGTACCATATCCTGGACGGCCTGGCAATTCACCTTGCCGTATGCTAAAAGCATTCAGCAGATCTCGTTGGATTAGATCAAAGTCTGTGAGTGTAAACTTTTTGTATTGATCGATAGTGTTGAAGCCAATAAATGTGGTCATGACAATATTTATGGCTGTCAGGCAGTGGTGCGTTGCGCAATGATTTCTCGGAGTTTTTCAATGGTTGCTTCTATGCGTTTTCGGATGCCAACCAGTCTTGTGACGTCTTTTTCAATTTCTGCTGTGATACTATACAAAGGATTAATTTTGCCAAGTTGATCAGATATGCGTCGGTATTCTAAATATTGGCTGTCTACCAGCAGCAATTCTCCCAATGTGTCTTCTAATATTTGGATGCCTTCGGCTGCATTTGATGGCACAACAGTTTTTCTAATTTCAACCAGTTGCAATTCTATTCTGTTGAGTTCTTTGCTGGCTGTTTGTAATTTTTTAACCAATGCCAGTGATTCGTTTTGTGCATTGATTTGGTCTGACGCACTGTATTTTACTGTGGGAACTTTGTCATTGCCCACAATGCGTTTGCTGGCTGCATCTACAGTTTGTCGATCGGTTGTATCAACTGCTGGCAACGGAGTGATCACTGCTTTCATAGGATCATCTATTTTGAAGTCTGCAAAATCTACTGCAAATGCCCCGTCTCTGGCTGCGGTATCAAATTCAGCCTTGATGTCTGCGGGCAACGGTAGTCCTTTGGCCCAATCCAGTGTGGTAGGTATACTTTTGGCAGCATTATTGGCCAAGCCGGCCAGTGATGCAGTACTTAATTTGTCAACAGGTATGCCCAGTTGTTTGACTGCATTGAGTCCTTGACTCATGAGTTGTTGTTGAATACCATTTTGCGTTGGCACTGAACCCAACAAACTGTCTAAGTTGTTGATGCCATCTTTGCCAGTAAACACTGCTGGACTTTTCAATACGTCAGTTAGTGAATTAATGCCTTGTTTCAAATACGTGGCTGCGGTGCCTGGTTTGAGTACTCCCACTGATTCCAACTGTGACGCATCAAATCCAAATTTTCCTGCACCCAAAGCATCTGATATTGCACTTGATGCCTGTCCCACAAGTTTGCTGGCCGAAGACATGGCAGCAGTAACATCAGGTATACTCAATCCCTGCATAGGTACTAGAGCTGCTCCTTGTTTGGCAAAATCAGCCACATTGATGCCGTTGGTCACAGGCAAGTTGCTCACAGCGGCTGATATCCCAGACAGTGTTTTGCTGGCCACAGACTGTGCTTGTGCTGCAATGTCACCAACTCCTGGTACATTTTTAATAGCTCCTGCTAGATCACCGCCGATACCTTTGGCTGCCTGTGACAGTTGTGCTTGAGCACCAGCCAGTCCGTCGGCAGCTTGTGTGGCAGCACTGAGTACATCACCTTTTTTGAATCCCACCAAACTGCCAGCACTGACTTGCTTGTCAAATATAGCCTTGGCTTGATCAAAACTGAGCCCTGGCGGGCCTTTGATTTCAAACGGTTGCCCATTGACCGGATTGGTGAAATTAAAAATACTCATTTGGCTGAAATCTCCACTCCAGCCGGTACGGCTGTTGCTCCTGGCGGTGG